AGCGCCGATTTACACACAAGGTAAATTTCAATGGGTGAGACAAGGCTCGACAAGCTGAAAGAACTCGAAAAAACGTTATACGCAACGATGCAAGAATGCGAGCCGAGAGAGCTTGCGGCAATAGCGAGACAATACCGTGAAACGATAAGAGAGATTGAGGAAATTGAAGGGGCAGAGGGGAACGATGACGAAGTCGCGGAGATCCTACAAAAGCGCGACAATGATGGGCGCGCAGGAGCCGTCCGAAAGAATAGCGCCTAAATACACGGAGACAGACGGTGGAGATGCGGCGAGGATCCTTGCGGCAGGTGGTTTAATTCTTGATCCGTGGCAATCAGATATTCTCAACGATTGGATGGCGATGTCACCAGGTCACAAGTGGGTGTGTCGGTCATGCGGCGGGAGTGTTCCGAGACAGAACGGGAAGACGGGTCTGCTTGAGGGCAGGGCCGAGAGCGGGATGTTGATGTATAACGAACAGGTCATCTACACCGCACACTTGCAAAAAACCGCTACCGAGACATTCGAGGAAATGGCTAATTTCTTTGATAATCACACGATGAAGAAATACGTCAAGGATATCAAGACGGCTCTCGGTCGTGAACAGATCATCCTCAAGAGCGGGGCAAGGATCAAGTTTCTTGCAAGGACTCGGAACGGTGGTCGTGGTCAGCATGGGGATTTATTGATATTTGATGAAGCGCAAGAGCTCGACGATACGGCTCAAGCGTCATTTTTGCCAGCGGTTTCGGCGAGTCTCAATCCGCAGGTGATTTATACCGGAACACCACCGGATGAGACGGCTGACGGAACTGTTTTCCGTGGAATCAGGGAGAAAGCACTCGGCAAAAAGACGAAAACGACCGCATGGTTCGAGTTTTCGGTTTCTGACATTGGTGACGTGAATGATCGCGAACGATGGGCGTCAACAAATCCCGCACTCGGTCGGCGGATGTTGATCTCGACGATTGAGGCGGAATGCGAGCAGATGGCCCCTGATAAATTCGCAAGGGAGCGGCTCGGCTGGTGGTCTCCTATCATCACGGAAAAAATAGATTACGCGATACCGTCAAAAGTGTGGGATGCTTGCAAGTCATCCGAACAGAAACCGGAAGGGAAAACGGCATACGGTGTGAAATTCTCCCCGGATGGTTCGGCGGTGTGCTTATGTGGTGCGGTGATTCCGGAAGTTGGAGCGGCAAGGATCTCGCTGATTGAATACAAGAGCACGGCGAACGGTACACAATGGCTCGCTGATTGGTTGCGGCAGAGATACGCCAAGGCGTCATGTGTGGTTATCGACGGACGGAACGGCGTTGATGTGTTGGTGGATAAAATCGCTGATGTTTGGAAGATGAAAGGGGCAATCATCCGACCATCGGTCAAGGACGTTATTGCATCGGTCGGACTCCTGACGGATGCGCTCAACGAAAAAACGGTCACATGGTACGACAAGCAAGAAGCATTGAGGGAGAGCGCGGTCACGGCAACAAAGAGACCAATCTCCGGAGGCTGGGGTTTCGGCGGAGACAATTCTCTGCCGATTGAAGCGTGTGCGCTTGCATTATACGGAGCGAAAACAAGTAAAAGAGATCCCAATAGGACGATGCGGATAGGATGAGGTTGCGAAGATGCTCGGAATAACAGTTGATCAAATTGCGGGGTTGGGGGATTATGAACGGGTTAAGATGGCAAAGCTCTTGACCGTGTTCAACAATCATGCCGTAAAGAATGTCGAGAAAAATAAATACTATGAGGGCAAGATTCCTCTGTCGGACGTAAATCTTGGCATCGCTCTCCCGTATAATTTCCGCGGTTTGGAAATCGGCTGCTCCTGGGGTGCAAAGACGGTGGATGTCCTTGCGGCTCGCTCCATGTTTGACGGTTTCGTTGGTGCAGGTGGAACGGATGCGACAGACATGGATCAGATCGTGCAGGATAACAACCTGATTGCGGAATACATCAAAGCGTGTCGGGATGAACTGAAATATGGGTGTACGTTTGCGACACTCTCCGCAGATCCGTCAATCGGTGTTCGGATTCGGTTCCATTCCCCGCAGACCGCGGCGGCGTTGTGGGATGGTGAAAAGGGTCGGATTGATTGCGGGTTCGCAATCATCGACACGATGCCATCGAATGAAAACACGTTATCATGGGAGCCGTCGCTCATCAATCTATATACTGATGACGCGGTTTGGGTGATAAGCAAGGTTGATTCGAGCCGATGGGCGGCGGTTGCGCATCCTCACAAGATGGGGCGTCCGCTGATGGAGGCGTTGGTTTGGAATGCGACAAGCAACAAGCCGTTCGGACGGTCAAGGATCAAGGAACCGATTCGGAGACTCATTCAAGGGTACGTCAGGACGATCGCCAATGCGACGATAGGGCTTGAGTTTTCCACCACGCCGCAGAAATACCTTCTCGGTATCACCGATGAACAATATGACGCGGTAATCAATCAGAAATTCAAGCAATATGTCGGTTCAATCATCGCATCGACGGTTAATCCGGAGACAGGTGAAAAGCCGACGTTCGGACAGTTATCGCAGGGGAATATTTCTCCCCATGTTGAGATGGTTCGCATCCTTGCGACGCAATTCTCCGCGGCGACGGGTCTTCCGGTCACGGACACGGGTGTTGTGAACGATGCAAATCCTACATCAAGCGACGCCATCGAAGCACAGACCAAGACGCTTGTTGGACTCGCGCAAGAGTTGAATACTGGCAATGGTGACGCACTCCGCACAATCGCGAGGATGGCGCTTGCGATCGTTGGAAACACCACACTCGACGGGTTGACGGACGAACAGAGCGAGTTAATGGCTCACTTCAAAAATCCAGCTATGCCGAGTGTTGCGGTGACGGCTGATGCGGCGATTAAGATCGCGAGCGCACGTCAGGGATTCGCACAGACAGACACATTCCTCGAAATGGTTGGGTTCTCTCCTGCTGACGTTCGCAGAATCAAAGCACAGGAGGCCCGGAGCCGAGGACTTGACGTGTTGAATGAGATCGCAACGATTGAGGATGTGACCGAATGATCATCACCGAGAAAATATGGGATTCATACATTCGGAATTTGCGGAAGATCAATGATAAAGCCGCGAGCGAAATGCTTGCATACCTTGACAAACACGATTGGGATGTGGATTATACCACACGGCAAACGGCGATTGATTATGCCTATGCTCTGGTGACGAAGTACGGAGAGGCATCCTCGGCGCTTGCTTGTGAAATGTACGACGCGATAGCACTTGCGTCGAATGTTCTTTTACCTGCTGCCGAACCAGCGGAGACGGCAACGATTGCCGAAGTTGCCAAGGCGATAAATGGTACGGGCAAAACCGGAAACCATGAAATTATGGCGAGTGCGGTCGGGCGTCAGGTCAAAATGGCGGCGGCAGACACTACACTCAAGAACGCCATCCGAGATCATGCACAATGGGCGTGGATTCCTCGCGGCGATACGTGCGCATTTTGTATCACGCTCGCATCACAAGGTTGGCAAGATGCGTCTCCAAAAATCGTGAAAGGCGGACACGCCGAGCACATTCACGCAAATTGTGATTGTATGTTCGCGGTTCGGATGAATAGCAGAACGGATGTCGCGGGGTACAATCCGAGCGAATACAAACGGATGTATTTTGATGCTCCACTTGACGGAGAGCGAGCGACAACGAAAAACCGAATCAATGCGATGCGTCGAGAGATTTACAAGCAAAACGCCGATGAGATCAACGAACAAAAGCGTGATGCATACGCAAAACAAAAGGAGCGCGAAAGCTCCGAAGCGGAAGAAACGGACATCAAATGATGTCTGTTTTTTTAATACATTCGTCAGGCGTGACGTAAAATGACGCAATTCACGAGAAGCGACCTCGTAAAAAAGCGTAGAAAGGAGAAAAGGAACTATGAAAAGAGCAGACATCACGGCATTATTCCCGGAGGCAACGGATGACCAGGTCAACGCATTGATGAAGATCCACGGCGATGACGTCAACAATGTAAAGAAAGCGGTCGAGGAATTGCAGACCTCGCTTGCCGAAGCACAAAAGGCGCTTGAGGTGGCACAGAAGGACACATCCGCAAAAGACCTCGAAAAAGCAACGGAAAAGCTCAAGGAGTTACAAGCGGAAATCGATCAACGAAACGCCGCTGACGCACTCCGAGAGATCAGGGAGACAGTTGCCAATGATGTCGGTATTCCGGTTTCACTTCTCACAGGATCCACCAAGGAAGAATGCGAAGCGCAAGCAAAGAGCATCATCGATTTTGCAAGCGCCAAGCAGGGCTATCCAAACGTTCGAGATGGCGGAGAGACCACGCTCGAAGTAAAACAATCCACAAGGCAGCAGTTTGCCGAGTGGGCAAACGAGGCCTTTAATTAAACCACACAAGGAGGAAAAAGCAATGGCTAATGGAGTACCTACCAACAGAAGTAATATCAATCTTCCCGCTGACGTTTCTGACGAAATTTTGCAGAAAACACAGGAATCGTCCGCCATCATGAAGTTGGCGAGACAGATCGCACTTCCCGGACGTGGTGCGGCGATCAACGTTATCACATCTGATCCCACCGCGGCGTGGGTCGGTGAGACCGAAGCAAAGCCTGTCAGCAATCCGGGGCTTGAAACCAAGATCATGAGAGCATACAAGCTCGCGGTCATCGTGCCGTTCTCGAATGAGTTTCGCAGGGATGTCGCCGCGCTCTATGATGCGTTGGTGCAGAGACTTCCGGGCGCTCTCGGCGCGAAGTTTGACAATACCGTTTTCGGTGGAACACAGGCTCCGGGGTCTGATTTCGACACGTTTGCAAGTGTTACCAAGCAGGACATCGAAACCAGCACCTATGCCGGGTTTGTTGCGGCTGATGGCGACATCGCGGCTCATGGCGGTATCATGAACGGCATCGTTCTCTCTCCGCAGGGCAAGAGCATCGTTCTCAGTGCGGTGGACGGTGATCATCGTCCCCTGTTCATCAACAACGTTTCCGAGGGTGCGGTCCCGATGATTCTCGGCGCACGTACAGAGATCGCCAAGGGTGCGTATGTGAGCGGCACGCCGAACGTTGTCGGATTCGCTGGCGATTGGAGCCAGGCGGTATATGGCACGGTCGAGGGCGTCAAGATCGATTATTCGAGCGACGCAACGCTTGACCTGGGCAGCGGCAATGTTATCAATCTGTTCCAGCAGAACATGTTCGCGGTGAGAGCAGAGATCGAGGTCGGTTTCCGCGCTGATACCTCTGTATTTGACGCTCTCGTTGATGCCTGATGGTAAAGTTTATCAACAAGCGCATCGGCTCAACGATGTGGGTTGCGGATGATCGGGTTGAGGAATACAAGGCGGCGGGTCACAAGCTCGCCGCTAATCCTACACCTGAAAAGCCTATCATGAATGAGCCCGAGGTTGCGGAACAGGTCGAGGATGAGCCTGTCAAGAAGTACGTGAGACGTAAAAAGAGGTGACGCGATGGCCTATGCAACGATTGAGGACGTCCAAGCGAGAATGACGCGGACGATGACCGAAGCAGAACAGACAATGTGCTCGACATTGCTTGATGACGCCGCGGTTATCATTGACGCGTATAATGCGGACGCAAGCGATGGAGCGAAGAAGATCGTCAGTTGCAATATGGTCATCCGTAAGTTGGGCGACGGCGAGGATTCCGGTATTCCCATCGGAGCGACGCAAGGAAGTATGTCCGGACTCGGATATGCTCAAAGCTGGACGTTGGGCGGCGGTGGTTCGACGGGTGAGATGTATCTCGCCAAGATCGATAAGAAGTTGCTCGGCGTTGGGAATAATATCGGGTCACATAGTCCCGTGGAGGATTTATGCGCGGAATCACAGTAACGCTATACACCACAACGGAAACAGGGCGCGACGCTCTCAACAATCCCATCGTGACAGAGATCGCGGAAACGGTCGAGAACGTGCTTGTCGGAGAACCGTCAACGGATGATTATACGTCATCGGTTGCGCTATTCGGGAAACAGATCCGATTCATGCTCGGCATCCCCAAGGGTGACACGCATGATTGGACGGATAAAAAGGTCACATGGATGGACGCGCAGGGGAACACGCAGACGGTTCACACGTTTGGTTTCCCCATTATGGGTGTTGAAGCGAACATTCCGGGCCCCTGGCACATGAAAGTCAGGTGTGAACAATATGGCTAAAACACGATTTGAATTGAATCGTGAAGGTGTTCGAGAGTTGATGCTATCTGATGCGATGACGTCAGGTCTCGAAGGGCTTGCGGGCGGGATTCTTGCGCGGCTCGGCGATGGATATTCGACGGAGACATACAAGGGCAAAAACCGTGTCAATGTCGAGGTCAAAGCGGACACGTTTCAAGCAAGACGTGATAACGCGGAAAACAATACGATTCTCAAGGCGGTGCAAGGATGATTGAAGCAACGATAATCGGATATTTGTCCGGTAAAACGGCGGCGGGATCTGATGTATATGCGGAGATTCCTAAAAACCAGCCGTCAACATATATCGTCATAGAAAAGACGGGGAGCTCAACGGATGACCATATCCCCACGGCGACAATCGCAATTCGTTCAATCGCTCCGACGATGCTTGCGGCGATTTCGCTCAATGATCAGGTAAAGGCGGCAATGGAGAACATCGTCGAGCTTGACGAAGTGTGCGCTTGCCGTCTCAATTCTGATTACAATTTCACAGATTCAACCTCTAAACAATACCGTTATCAAGCGGTTTTCCAAGTCACTCATTATTAAGGAGGATAAAAATGGCTAACAACAATGCACAGAATGTCACGGTCGGAAAGCCGCTGATCAATGGCGCGGTATTCCGTGCGGCGCTCGGAACTACACTTCCGACTACGGCGACCGATAATCTCGATGCGGCATTTGCTAATGTCGGATATATCTCCGACGCTGGCGTTGTCAATTCCAATTCCCCGAGCTCCAACAACATCAAGGCATGGGGCGGCGATGTGGTTCTGACCACACTCGAAGAAAAGCCCGACACGTTCCAGTTTACCATGATCGAGGCGAAGAATATCGAAGTGCTCAAGGCGGTGTATGGTGACGCGAACGTGAGTGGAGACCTCACGACAGGACTTCATATCGCGGCAAATTCCCAGCAGCAGCCCAACGCATCATGGGTCATCGACCAGGTGCTCCGCGATGGCACGAAAAAGAGGATTGTTCTCCCGGATGCGGGTATCTCTGCCGTTGGTGATATCACCTATGCGGACAATGCGGCGGTCGGATATCAGACAACGCTCTCCTGCTTGCCTGATGAAAACGGCAATACTCACCACGAGTACATTGTCAATCCGTAAACACCGTAATACAGATCATTTTCACGGGGGCGGCCTGTTCGACCGTCCCCTTTTTTGTAAAGGGGGCAAGGGATGAAGATTACAACGAAAAGCGGTTTCAAGTTTGATTTTGATGAACGTATGGTGAATGATTGGCGGGTTATGAAAGCAATCGCACGTTCGGAGAATAAGGATGATCACGGAGAGATGGTTGCTGGTACGGCTGATCTTGTCTCTCTCATTTTCGGAGCGGATGAAAAGCGTCTGATTGACCACATCATGAAAAAAAACGACGGCTATGCTCCCGTTGAAGCGCTCCGGGAAGAACTGTTCGACGTATTCAACAAGGTGAACGCGGCAAAAAAATCTCAATCCTCGCAAGCCTGATCAGGTTTGACGAGGACGCTTTAATTTGTGATTTCGCGGAAACTTATCACATATATGACTATCAATCCATCTCTCCCATCCTCGCGGCAACGCTTGCGGAAGGTTTGCGGGATGATAGTCGGATAAAAATGAAATTGGCAGAGCGAAAAGCATCGACGGAGACGATTCTCCTCGCGGGGATCATGGATCGTCTATCCGTTTTATTAAGTGGCGACAAGGCCACATTGATCGCAAAGAATTTCCTCAACACGAAACAAGAAGAATCATTCGGTTTCGAGACAGGAGCCGATTTCGATGCCGCATGGCGTCAATGAGGTGAAACATGGCAGACGGAATCAATCTCGGAAAAGCATACGTCCAGATTATACCAAGCGCGGAAGGGATAAGCGGTAGCATTTCCGGTTTATTAGATGGCGAAGCGGCGAGCGCCGGCAAGTCGAGCGGCGGAAAATTTAGCTCCGCGATGGGCGGTGTTCTAAAAACCGGGCTCGGCGTTGCGGCGGCAGGTGCGGCGGCAATCGGCACAATGTCGAAATCCATCATTGACGGTGCAAAAAATACCGCGGCGATGGGCGATAATATCGATAAATTGTCGCAGAAAATCGGCATATCGGCGACGGCATTCCAGGAATGGGATTATGTATTCGGTCAGAATGGAGCGGATATTTCCATCCTTGAGACCGGGATGAAAACGCTTTCATCAGCGGTTGCCGATGCGGGGAATGGCTCAAAATCCGCAATGGAAAAATTTGAGCTGCTCGGCGTTTCCTATGAGGAACTAGGGAAGATGTCACAGGAAGACATTTTCTCGACAGTCATCGCAAGATTGCAGGAAATGCCAGAAGGTGCGGAGCGGACATCAATCGCCGCGGATTTGCTCGGAAAGTCCGCAATGGAGCTCGGGCCTTTACTTAATCAAACCGCAGAAGATACGCAAGCACTAAAAGACCAAGCACATGACCTCGGCATGGTTATGTCGGATGAAGCGGTCAAAGATTCGGCGGCGTTCACCGATAGCATGGATAATTTGAGCCGTGCGATGGATGGCGCGAAGAATCAGTTATCAACGAATTTCCTTCCGGGATTGACCGAAGTGACGAACGGATTCGCCGAGTTGATCGCGGGGTCAGATGGTGCATCAGAAAAGATTTCGAGCGGATTTGAGAGCATTGCGGCAGGGATCACGGATGCGTTGCCGGGATTGGTTGAAACAATCAGCACATTAGCGGTTAGCATTGCGGAAGTGGCTCCGGAGATCCTCGGAACGCTTGCACAATCGTTGATTGATTCCATTCCGGAATTGTTACCAGCGGCGACGGAGTTAATCTTGCAGTTGGCTCAAATGATCATTGAAATGTTACCGCAGATTATTGAAGTCGGTTTGCAGGTCATCGTTCAGTTGGCGCTCGGTATTGCACAGGCGCTCCCGGATCTGATTCCGACAATCATTGATTGTGTGCTTATGATCGTCGAAACGCTCATCGATAACGTCGATTTGCTGATTGATGCGTCAATCGCTCTCATTCTCGGATTGGCGGAAGGGTTAATCAATGCGTTGCCTGTTTTGATCGAAAAGGCCCCGGAGATCGTCGAAAAACTGCTGACCGCGATTATTGAAAACGCTCCCAAATTGGTCATGGCGGCGATTGAGTTGGTCTTTTCGCTGATTAAGGGCATCGGTGAAAATCTGCCGAAGATCGTCGAAGCTGGTTGGAAAATTGTCACGTCAATCATTAAGGGAATTGGTGAATGGTTGAGCAAGCTGCCAGAGACGGGGGCAAAGATCATCGGTAAGATAAAGGAAGGAATTGCCAAGCTCAATCCTCTCCAATGGGGCAAAGATCTGATTGATAACTTTATCAAGGGCATCACAGGCGGCATACAGGCCGTCAAGGATGCAGTCGGTAAGGTGGCGGGAGCGGTCAAGGATTTCCTGGGTTTCTCGGAGCCGGAGGATGGGCCTCTCTCCAATTTCCATACATTTGCACCGGACATGATGAAACTATTCGCACATGGCATCGACCAAAATGTTGGCGTCGTGACGGATAGCGTCGAGGACATGAGCGCACAGGTTGCGGGAGCGATGAAAAACGATCTTGACGGAGCGGCGTTCGATGTTGCGGCGAATGTTTCCACCAATGGACGCGGCGGCATGGATAGCGTCAACATGGGCGGCGTGACTATTCAAGTGTATGGTGCTCCCGGACAGGATGAGCGGGTTATCGCTCAAAGAGTTTCCGAGATCCTCAATCGTCAGGTAATCAATGCAAGGGCGGTGTTCGCATGAGAGATTTTTTCACGTATAACGGAATCAATTCCGCGGATTTTGGGTGTTATGTCGCGAACGCGAATCAATTCGATGCCCCGGCGCGGGATGTTGATACGATCGAAGTACCAGGGCGAAATGGTGCGCTCACGATCGACAACGGGCGGTATCTCAATCAGACATTGACCTATTCGTTGTATGTCCGCGGGGATATCCGTACAAAGATCATGGGCTTGAGGAATGCACTCACCAAAACGCGGGGATATTTGCGACTCGAAGATTCGTACAATCCGCAGGAGTTTTATCTCGCGAGGTTTGTCGATGCGTTTGCCGTGAGTCAATCGGACAGATATCGGGCGGGGTTTTCGGTTACGTTTGACCGCAAGCCCCAACGATTTTTGAAGTGTGGCGAGGACGTTATCACGTTTACGTCAAACGGTACGCTGCTAAATTCCACCGATCAGATAGCAAAACCGCTTTTACGGGTATATGGAACGGGATCGTTCACGATTGGCAGCGCGACAATGACGATATCAAGCGCTAATGTTTACACGGACATTGATTGCGACATCATGGATGCGTTCAAGGGAACGACGAATTGCAACGGAAACATTTCCGGGGCATTCCCGACGCTCGCTCCTGGTGATAACGCAATCACGCTCAATGGTAGCATCTCACGGATTGAAATCACGCCGAGGTGGTGGAGATTATGAAACCGATTCTTTTTGCGGCGAACGCGACAACATTCACATCGAACGGGCTCGGTGCACTTGATCCTACATCGTGCGTTGTGACTGAGGAAGTCAACGGGCAATATGAGCTTGAGTGCGTGGTTCCGGTCGAATCCCCGCATTTTAACGAGATCAACAACAATATGATTCTTGTTGTGATCCCTGGGGATGGTGGGTCGGTTCATCCGGTGAGCCAGCGTCAAGCGTTCAGAATCTATCATGTCACGGAACCGCTGAACGGGTTGGTGACGTTGAGCGCAAGACATATCTCCTATGATTTGTCCTATAACACCGTCATGCCACCGATAACGGCGTCGAGTATCACAACGGCATTCTCGGCTATTGCGGCGAACATGGTCGAGACGAATCGGTTCACGTTTGACACGGACAAGAGCACGGCGGCGACGTTCAAGGTGACGGTTCCGCAGACGGCGCGTCAGTTGTTGGGTGGTCAGAGCGGTTCAATCCTCGATGTGTACGGCGGAGAGTATCAATGGGATAACTGGCGTGTGTGCTTGTGGAATAATCGCGGGCAAGATACCGACGTCACGTTGCGTTATGGGAAGAACATCACGGACATTTCCCAAGAGGAAAACCTTGAAAACGTCATAACGGGAATCGTGCCGTTTTGGGCGAACGAGGACGAAACGCTCACGCTCCCGGAGAAGAGCATTGATTCCGCGTATGCGAGTAAGTACCCGTACAAGAGGACGGTTCCGGTCGATTTTTCGAGCGATTGGGAAGAAAAGCCCACGGTCGCACAATTACGCTCACGGGGGCAATCATACGTCAATTCGAACCGCATCGGGATCCCAAAGGTGTCAATCAAGGTTTCATTCGTTGCGCTATGGCAGACGGACGAATACAAGAATATTGCACCACTTGAGCGTGTTCATCTATGCGACACCGTTGGCGTGGTGTTCGAGAAATACGGCATCAACACACGGGCGGAAGTAATCAAAACCGAGTGGGATTGCCTTGCGGAGCGGTATCTGTCGATAGAGCTCGGGGAGCCGCGGGCGAATTTCGCACGAACCATCGTTGATCTGAACGAACAGACCACGCAAGAGATCGTCGAGGCTAAATCCGATATGCAAAAGGCTATCGATGCGGCGACGGAGGCTATCACGGGTGTCAATGGCGGGTATATCAAAATCAATTCGACGTCAGACGGCAAGCCCTACGAAATCTTGATCATGGATAACGAGGACGCATCGCAAGCCGTCACGGTTTGGCGGTATAACCTCGCAGGGTGGGGAGTTTCCACCAATGGCATCAATGGCCCATATAGTTTGGCGGCAACGCTCAATTCGCAATATGGGGCGTCTATAAATGCCAATTACATTGTCGCGGGGACGATGCTCGCGAACAGGATCAAGGGCGGAACGCTCACTCTCGGCGGTGGTAGCAATGGAAACGGCGTTATGCAGATACGCAATAGCGCGAACGCGGTCGTTTGTACCATTGATAACACGGGAATATACTACGGAAATAATAAATTCAAGGTAGATGCAAGCGGAAACGTATCAATGACTGGCGCATCTATCAATGGCGGAACGATCACATACACCAACGGAAAATTTGGCGTTGACGCATACGGAAACATGACCGCACAAAATGCTACATTGACGGGGGCAAATGTCAGCGGCACCATTAAATCACAATCCGGTAACGTTTCCACGGAAATGTCCGCAGGGTGGTTAGAATTTATCAGCAACGGCCATCAACAGGGCGCTATTTATGCTCTTGATGGCGGCGGAATGAACATTTCCTCAGACAATTTAAAGATAAACGGCACAAGCGTTATATCATCGCAAAACGCATACGTCAGAGCTTCAAACGGTCAGGTCATGCAATTAAATTTCGATCAAGGATTGCTGACCGGGTATAACACAAGCGGGTCAGAAGGTTGGACGGGATCGGTTACGGGCATAAAAGGCGACAACGGGTATTATTTAGAGATAGACGTCAGCGAGGGAATTATAACCAATATGGAATGGTATTATGGAGGGTAAACGATGCAATCAATTAAATTAAACCTGATACCGGGATCCGTACTTCCGGTCGTAAACGTCAGCCAGTACGACGCACACAGGCAATTCCAGCTTGTAGTCTATGAGGGCGCGACGTCGTATAGTCTGACGGGCAAGACGGTCGAGATTCGTGGAACAAAACCAGACGGAAACGGATTTGCTTACGATGCACAGGATGGCGTTGTCTCCGTCAGCGGCAACACCGTGACGATCAGCACTACGCAGCAGATGACGGCGGTGGGTGGTCAGACGATGGCAGAGCTCCGGATCAAGTCAGGAACAACCATCCTCGGAACGATCAATTTCATCCTCGACGTGGAGCACAGTGCCCTCTCCGATGATACGCCGATTAGCGATACCGATATCCCGGCGATCGAACGGGACTTTGAAGCGGCACTGGAGGAAGCACAGGAGGCGGCAGAGACTGCGACCACAAAAGCTGGCGAAGCGTCTACCAGTGCGACAAATGCGGCAGGTAGCGCAACAAGTGCGGCGGCGGATGCGCTTAAGGCGGAGGGCTATGCCGTCGGTAAACAGAACGGATCCCCGGTCGGAAGTGGATCCCCTTATTACAATAACAATGCCGAGTATTATGACACGCACGCGAGCGAACAGGCGTATAATGCCGGGCAGAGTGCGACGGCGGCGGCAGCTGACTCTCTTGAAGCGGAAGGCTGGGCGGTAGGTGAGCAGGGCGGCACTCCGGTCGGGCCTACATCGCCCTATTATCAGAATAACGCCGCGTATTATGCCGCACAGGCGGGGCAGTATGCGACGGGTGGGCTGATCTTTAAGGGGTCGGTCGCTTTTGCGAATATCCCCACGACAGGGATGGTCAACGGTGACATGTATAACATCACCGACGATTTTACGACCGATAGCAGGTTTATCGAGGGCGCGGGCATGTCTGTCAAAGCTGGGGCAGATATCGCCTATGTTGCGGGGTCTGTCAATAAGTGGGATATCCTTGCCCTTGGTGGCGGCGGTGGAGCTGATGCTTTGGACGACCTTACCGACGTAACCATCACCAGCCCCGCAGAGGGAGACCTGCTCCAGTATAACGGCACAAGCGGGGAGTGGGAGAATAGCAATGCCGTGCCGCAGGAGTTAGCCGCCATGCAGAAGGTCGGTGCTGTTAATTTACTCCCTAATAACGCCACTGCTAATGTTATTTCGGGCGTGGTTTTTACTCCCAATGCTGACGGAAGTATCACCATAACATCAGAGTCAGAAGTTAGCAATGCGATTGATTATTACATAAACAATAATGCTGTTTTTCCATTGGTGGCAGGTAAATACACGTTATCGTTGGGGAATCCTAATCCCGATAATATCGGATTCCGTATTATGAACGGGGGGAAAATTGTATGGGATAAATCTTGGGGGTGGACATATACGTTTGCGTCAACCTATACAAACTGCCGAGCCATTGTTAGAGTATTGGCTGGCTTCATCGGGACTGTTACTGTATATCCGATGATGCGGGATTATTCCTTTTCAAGATATACTTATTATCCTGCGGCATTAAGTAATAGAGCATTAACCGAATATGTAAATAGCGGGGTGTTACAAAGCATCTTGCCGTGGAGATCACTGCCGGGAACAACAGCAAATACGAGGGAACCCGGTATATATTTTATTGGTTCAGGAAGTTCTGTCACACATTTACCAACAGGATCGACAGTTGGTGGTATATTAGTGTGCTGCACTAGGCCTGATAATACAAATGTCGGATATCAATTGTTTATAGTATATACAAATGTAGGTACAGGTACAAACAAGCTATATTTTAGAGATATCATAAACGCTTTCTCAAAATGGCATCTTGTAAGCTCTTCGGAAGTCGAATATAACGCGACATAACACCATTAAGTAATAAATACGGTGGCGGAATAGGTAGACGCTAAACACGAGTATAGACTTGTTGCGATGACTCTATTGCGAAAGCATAAATAATACAAGTCATGTAAGGTGCAAATCCTTTCCCGTATTGCGCAATAACAGAAGACAAACGGAGGAGCAGGTTCGATGCCTACCGGGCCCAACAATCTGTCGTAAAGGCGACTAGGGCGCGTGGTGTAAGAGGTGCATACCACATTTTTACAAAAGGATAAATTATGGCACTTATTGGTGCATTACTCTGCTTTGCAAGCGGGGTTTTGCTGATAATCAATTCAAGGAGGTAAAAACCATGCAGTATGCAATCATCAAAGTAGTTAACGGCAATTTCGCGGTCGAGGTGGAAACTAACGACGAGAAACAGGCAAACGTCAACTTCCACCAGCTCTGCACAACGCTCTGGAACGCGGAGGACGTATCGCTTGCGTTTGTCGCGATCGTTGACCAGCATCTTTCCATCCTTAAGAGCGAGACCATCTATCACGTGACCGAGGCGGCAGAATAACGGCAATCCGTAAGAAAATTACGGTTTGAAACATGGGCGCAAAGGTTGGTAGCCGAGGCGAAAAAGCAATAAATAACAACATGACGGTAAGACCGTGCCGAGTCCATGTGTTATGCGGTGGCGGAATAGGTAGACGCTAACGACATTAGCCCCAAAACGAGGGAATAAAGAGTAGACAACGCCGTAAGTCATGTAAGGTGCAAATCCTTACCCGCATAAGCAAGTTATAGGCAAGTGAAAAAATGCCGATATACACGGTTTGCAAGGAAAACTTGCAACAAACTTGCAACCGTAAGCAAGTTGTAAGCAAGTTATTATTCACTTTTTGACAGATAAAAAAAATGATAATAACTGGATAATAAAATGGATAATAAGAGGACAAAACCATGCCCGATATCGAGTATGTGACAAAAGAATTGCACGACGAGAGCATCCGCCGTATTGACGATGAGAACGACCGTCAAAACGCACACATCAAGCCTAGTAAATACGACGAATTGAGGGGTCAGCGTTTCGGACGGTTAATCGTAGTATCTGATCCCATTAAAAAAAGGGGGTTCAGATATTACGTGTGCCGTTGTGATTGTGGAAAAGAAAAGACAATCAGAGCAGACGGACTTGTCAGCGGTTTTGTTGTCAGTTGCGGTTGTTTCAACAAGGAGATTTTGTCTGTTCCTCGCGAAGATTTACGGCATAAAAACGAGTATTACATCGTCGATGATGTGGCTCATGTTAGGCTGACAAATTGCAACGATGAAATGCTATGCGATGCGGAAGATTGGGAACGATTAAAAGATCATTGTTGGATGATCGGGTCGGATGGCTACGCGCGGACTAACAAACATAAAAGCGGCGACAATCTGCGAAGCAAGAAATTTCACAAAAATATCATAACAGGCGGTGATTGCGTCGATCATATCAACCGAAACCGCCTAGACAATCGACGATGTAATTTGAGAGCGGCAAGTCAGCAATTGAACACGCTGAATCGTGGGTTAAACAAGAACAACACGACAGGTCGCAAGGGTGTATATCATCGTTCTGATAATGGTCGCTGGAAGGCGACTATTTTTGTTAATGGGAAAGAGTATTCGCTCGGGAATTATGCCACAAAGGAAGAAGCGGTTATTGCAAGGGAAAAAGGCGAAAAGATATACCACAATCCAATTCTTGAGGGGGCAACGTAATGAACGACGACGAAAAGTATGTATTGTGGACGGTTCATAAAGAATTCGCCGACCGCATCGATGAGCGAGACAAAACACAAAATATGCGAATCTCCGCGCTTGAAGAGGGTCTGAAAGAGGTCAACAAGATCACCATCAGCATCGAACGTCTGACGGCGAACATCGAAACCATGACCGATGAGATTAAGCGCCAAGGCGTCCGTCTCGACGCCATCGAGGAAAAGCCCGCGAAACGATGGGACACCGTTATCAGCGGGATTATCAGCGGAGTCATCGGGATCCTGATCGGGCTGATGAGTGCGGGAATCATCAAGTGATTGTCAGAAAATGACATTATAAACGCCGATTTTGGCACATTTTGTATCTAAATGGTGGTTTGAATGCGCAAATTGAACGGTCTCGACAAATATGTCATTTTTTCCATTTCCGTCTTGATCATTTTCACCATTGCGGAGATGGTGACATCATTTTGGACGGGAGTCCATGACACGCTAACCACCGCGATTTTCGCGACGTTCGGCGGGGAAATCCTCGCTTGTGCGTTGATTAAGATTTTCAAGTTAAGGGGAACCGATGACAACACTCTTGCAGATCCTCGCATTGATTGCCCTGATATACAATGCGGGGGTGACGATATGGTTGATTGTAATGATCATCAAGTGGGCGATTGAAGACATAAGGAGGTAAATGATGAGAACCAAGCTCATGTCACGAAAGTTTTGGATTTCTGTCGCCGCATTCCTGGGATCTATCGCGGCATCCATCGCGGGTATCACCACGGGCGAAAAGTGGATAACTATCACGGGCATTGTGTGCGGGATGTTGTCAGCCGGGATCTATGCTGCTGCCGAGGCCTACACGGACGCCGCACACGCCGACGAAATAGATGAACAGGAATAATTTTTTCGTCTTCATTGCGGTTGTTTGGTTATTGTTCATCGCGTTTCTGATCCGTGTATATGCCACTTGTGCCCCGCATTTTTAAGGTGATACCTATGAAAACATCAGAAAGCACATTAAAAAAAATCAAAGAATTTGAGGGTTGCCGTCTTAAAGCCTACAAGCCCGTGGCGGCGGAGAAATATTGGACGATTGGCGTTGGGCATTATGGCCCGGATGTCACCGCAGGGATGACCATCACGGAGAATCAGGCGATGGAACTCTTGCGGCGTGACATCATGCGTTTTGAGGACTATGTCACCGCGACGGGTCTCACGCTCACACAAAACCAATTTGACGCACTTGTTTCGTTCACGTTCAATTGTGGCCCCGGAAACCTCGCCAAGTTGATTCGCGGGCGGGATTACCGTCAGATCGCGGACGCGATGCTCCTATACAACAAGGGAGCAAACAAGCAGGTTCTCAAGGGGCTTGTGAAGCGGCGCGAATGGGAGCGGAATCTGTTCCTGTCCGGTGGCACTCCGATCGTTGGCAATCCATACCCTGTTCCGTCGAAATATGTCCGTCTCGGCAGCAGGGGAGACGGCGCGAAGTGGGTACAGTACGAATTGAACCGTCACGGTCACAATCTGAAAATTGACGGCATCATCGGCCCCAAGAGTGACAATGCCATCCGTGCGTTTCAGCTTGAGCATGATCTCAAGCCTGATGGTGTTGTTGGGCCTTTGACCATTGCGGCTCTCAAATCATAGGTCGTTGCGGGGCCTCCTTTCCCCGTTTCGATATCCCTCTGGGCGGCGAGTTTGCAAGGCATTCCCGTCGCCCTGCCCCTTTTCTATCATTCCGTAAAATTCCCAACGATAAACCATAGATTATGACACGCGTGTCATGTCATACTTTGAGTCATACTTTTGCCTAACCACATAGGCAAATCCTTATTTCATGCGGGTTTGAAAGATGGCTATTTTATTGGTCTTGCGGGGTGTCAAACCGCATAACCACGCGGGTTTAAGGCATTTTTTGATGGGTTCGATTCCCGTCGGGGTCATCGCCTCTCTCCCGCATGAATACTAGCGGAGAGGGGCGTTTCCTTTTTCTTGAGTCATCTTTTGCGTCATACTTTTTTGAGAAGGGTGTCGAAGTGATCTGACATCGCTGACGCGAATCTGTCCGCCTCGGATGTGATGATATTCTGATAGACGGATTTCATGACGTGAGATCCAGGTCGCCATCCTCCCATAGATTCCGTGTAGGTGTCCGGGATTCCGAGGACGGCGGCAATGGATGCGAAGTAATGACGGAGGTCGTGAAAGCGGATGGGGATTCCGAGTTTATCCCGGAGACGCCCGAAACATTCCGTGATTGTGTCCGGGGTGATCGGCACAACACGGTCAGACGGATCACCTTGACCGATAAGGTCAACCACGGCAGCAGGTAGGCGAACAAAGCGGTCAGAGTCCGATGTTTTCGGCGTTTCTTTGAGATACCATCCACGGACACCGCGCACAAGATCGGCGTGAACGTGGGCGATGTTGCCGTCAATGTCTCCGTAAGTCAGAGCGCATATCTCCCCGCGTCGCATGGATGTAAAAGCTGACAGGGCAATGGCTTTTTGCAGGTTGGGCGGTGCTGATTCATAGAGCCGTCGAATTTGGTCGGAATTTGCGCTTGTGGGGCGTTTTTTCTGTTTGGTCGGTAGTTTTATCATCCAAGAAATTTCGGGCGCGTACAGAGCCACAGACGCGGTCAGAAGACCATATATGTTTGAGACGGTTTTGGGCGATACCTGGGCGGCAAGATCCGAGACGAAGGTCTGAACGTCCGCAGATGATAATCGTCTTATTTTTCTTGACGCAATCGGTGCATAATATCTGTTTTGGAGTGCGACATATCCCCGCAAGGTGGATTGTGAAAGCACTCCCGTCTTGGCTCGGATATATCCGTCAATGGCATCCGCCACCGTCAAATCACATCGTTCAACACGATCCGCACTCCCCGACCATTTCGCGGCGGCCTGTTCCGCCTCCTGTTTCGTTGGTGCGGAGAATGATCTGTAATGCTTTTTCCCTTCCGCGTCCGTGTGCGAGTATGCGCGGACACGCCACATCCCGGATGAGGTTTTTTTAGCGGTCGGCATTATGACGCCTCACTTTCTAAACGGGATGATGTTTGGGTGTCTCTTTTTTGTAAGATAAAGCCATTCATGAGGACGTTTGCCGCTTCTTTCTCCGTTTCGGTGAGTTGATTCCAAAGCGCAAGCAGATTTTCCTCCTCCGGTGTCAGATAGCGCGGTTGTGGACGTATTGCGCGTTGTTGTCTCATATTTTGATACGGGTCAATTCCGTCAACGATATATTCGACGGTGGTGTTCAGCGTTTTCGCTATTGCCACCATCTTTTGAGTGTTCGGCATACTCTTTCCCTTTTTCCAATCAGAGAACGTGGACGGCGTGATTCCCGTCTTCCGGGCAACGTCAGAATCACGCAATCCCAATGAATCCCTTATTTTACAGTATCTTTCGTACATGGCTATCCCTCCCAAAAAAATAATTGGGATTTTCAAAAAATAAGTATTGACAATTTGGGATAACCCAATTATGATATGTTCATGGGTTGGGAAATCCCAATAATTGATATTTGGCAATGTCTATTATATCGGAAATCCCAACTACTATCAACCGCTACATATAGCGCATCACAGGAAAGGAGGGGCGAAATGTACGAAAAATTCGCGGCGTTGTTGGAAAAGACCAACAAATCAGCCTATCGCGTCGCGGCTGACACCGGAATCAACGCATCGGTTTTCAGCGATTGGAAAAGCGGCAAGAGCAAGCCGAAGGTCGATAAGCTGAAGATCCTCGCGGACTATTTCGGAGTGACAATCGAATACTTCATTTCGGACGGCGAGGAAGTATGATCGACTCTCCGCTCAAAACCTACATGACACGCGCAGGGATTCGCTCATTGCGTGAACTCGCATCCTTGACCGGAATCAAACACGCCACCGTTGACAACATAGCAAAGCATCCAACGACGGCGCGGGGGTATCAGATCAGGGAGATCGCGGGGGCTTGTGGGATGAGTGCGGCGGAAGTGGTCGAAGTGTTCACGAGGGGGTGATTGAAGTTGGGAATGAAAGCACTCGACGAGTTGGAATTACCACCGCTGACCGTCGAGAATGCGGATGATGGAGGTCTTGAGGAATTAAAGGCGTCAATCATCGAAAACGGATGCCGGGAGTATTTGAGCGCATACAGAGCGTGGAGACTCGCCGAGAATGAGCAGCAGAAAATCATCGCACGGTCATGGCTCTATCACCACGAAGTATTTTTCCGCTCCGCATGGTTCGCGACATTGATCGGCGAGGAAGACATTGACGGAGAATCGCTGATGCGGAGATTGCGGCGGCATCCACCGAGGAAATACCTTCTGCCGACAGAGAAACAGGCAATGGAGGAAGACATTGAGAACCAGGTCGAGGAAGGTCGAAGGGTGGGAGTCTACATCGACGCAGAAACGATCGAACGGAGAATTGTCACGGGAGATTACATCGGACGGGCACCGTCAGCGGAATATCTTGAAAAGCTCAAGTCACGGCGGAAACACGAACACGATGTAATCAAAGCAAGGTACAAAGCGAGGGAACAGGGGCATGGCTGATATCAAGGTAGCAAAAGCGATCGCAAGGAACGCATACAAGGAGATCAATGTCTCCCGTCAGCAGTTGGCAGAAATGAACGTGTGGGATGCCATCGAGAAATTGGGATTCGCACAGGCGGCCTTGAAGGATATCTTGCGAGAGCTGGGAGAAGAACAGGAGGGAGAAGATGAATGATGTATTGTTTTCCGCATTTCTCACGCTTGTTGGTGTTCTTTGTGGTATTAAAGCGGCAATCGGCGGAATCACGCTTGATTGGGCGGAGTGTGTACTGGTTGTTG